ACAGGATCGTTTGCTTCCCTAGAAAATGAAATGCAAAAAACAGCTAATACGGCTAAGGAACTAGGTGCAGATGGTACACCCGTAAAAGGCGTGTTTATGTCTATGAGTCCCGAAGGTTCTGACTTTAGTACTATGATGAGTGACACAGTTATAGAAATGATGAAACAGTCACCCATTAAAAATAGAGACATGAAAGAATTAAATAAGTGGGTAAAAACAAATATAGATGCTAATTTTATTGGTTTTGATGATTTAGATTCCGCTAAAGACTACCTAAAAAATAATATGGTAGGATCAAAAAGATCACTTATTTGGAAAGAATTGGATAAAACTACCTACGTAGATAAAGGTTTCCCAACAATGGGAGATGCTAGAGTAGCTATTTCTGAGGAAGCTCTTAGAACCACCCCACTTCTTCAAGGTTCTTCAGTAGCTAACCTTGATACTTCAGGTAACTTAATTACGGGTCCAGTGCGAATACACCCAACCTACAGTGGTCAAACAGGTCCAACAGGTGCAGCGGGGTATGCAGGAGAACTTGAGCCAATACCTTACGAAATACTAATGAGGAAATTTATTGATAGGCGTAGGGCGCAAGGACAAGGAAAAGCAGAAGATTTTAGGTCATTACAAATGTCTCAGTTTGGAGATGATGTAGACCAGCAAATGGTTACCGAAGCGAATGAGTATTTAAACCTTATAGAACAGGCTGAAAAGGATGCGTATATAAGGAGACTTCCTGAACAAAGACAGGAACAACAAATATATAAGTTTGGCGACAACGGTGGCCCACCCCTAAACGATCCACCTATAACAAATCAAATGACAGATGCTTTTGCAGATGAACTTGAAATTGGCACAAGTCAATTTAATGTAGAAAACCCAGATGTTGTTCTAAAAAACCACAGCTTAGACGATCTTGAGGCCATTGATTTAAATAGAAGCACTGCTGGAGGCCCTAAGAAAAACGCTAAAATAAATGCTCCTGTAGAAGAAGGGGCAGAAAAGTCGGTTCGTTTAAACCTAAGTTCTAAAATTGATCCTGATGGACCCCCCGCACCCTTTAATAGATTGCAGACAGTCCACCCAGTAAATTCAAAAGGAACACCTAACTATAATACGGCAGAATCCTATTTACCAGCAGTTACTTTAGAAAATGGAACATTTCACGTAGACCAGAATAAGCGAAGACTTATTGCCGAAACTGGTGAAAAAGTACCCGCCATGTCTGTTCAGGGTAACGTCACTTCCCAAAGAAATGTCCTTAACGAAATGGACGATACTGTAATAGAAATAGCGATTAACCCTAAAGATAAACATTTGTTTATAGACATGAAGACAGGACAGGCGGTTAAAGGATTTGATATTGCTACCGTCTATAGAGATAGAGTTTATGCCAAAGGCGTAACGTACTGGAAGAAAGCAGAAGCGCCAACCCCACTACCCGCTAAAGGTGATACTCCTATAGTTAATCAAGTTAGATATAAATTTAACCAAGGCGGCTTTGCAACTCCCTACGAAGTGGGAGCAAGATAATGGACCCATTAGTAGAACACCACTACCACAACATTGCCAACGGTAAAGCCGTAGAAAACGAAGACGGCACACTATCTACCGTCCGGGGAGCTATTGTTGAACTAGATGGTATTCAAACCCTCATTCCTACTATCTGGGATGGTAAGGAAGTAGACATACAGACTGCTACAGAGAACGCAATTGACTCAGGCGTTAATTGGCAGAGGGCATTTGGAGATACTGCCGTAGATACTCTCAGAGAGATTGAGATTGAGAACAAAGAGGAAATGTTGGACACAACAACTCCTGAAGAGGCTCAAGCCAAATTAGATGAATGGTACGCATCCCTAGAAGATAAACCTTCTGGGGCTATGGGCTTTGCAAAAGATTTGGGCAAGTTGGGGTTTGCAGGAGCAATGCTTGGTGCGGAAAAATTAGGTATTGATACTTCCCCATTAATAAATTGGTACATAGGTGGAGATACTGGATTTGCCCTTGGTGGAGTAGCTGCAAAAACTAAGGGAATTACCACAGAGGAAGGATTAAACATGGCGCAGAAGACATTTATTATGGATGATAAAAAAGCCGATACTAATGGTGATGGTGAATTGTCTACCCGCGAAAGAGAGATTGGCAAGGCAGTCCAGCGCAATGTTGATGATGATGTAACCAAAGATGACAAAGTAAAAGCATATAAAGGTGGTTATGGTCACAAGGTAAAAGCAGCTTCGGGTGGTTATGCCTGTAGTTGTGGGGCTAAGTCTTCCAAGGATTGTAAGTGTGGGTATAACTCCGGCGGTATGCCGTGTGGCTGCTCAAGCGTACAGGACTGTAGCTGTAATATGATGGGGGGTCTGATGGGATACGATGACGTTAGTGGTAACCCCATCCCAATCGGCTCTAGCCCAGAAAATGTGCGGGACGATATTGATGCTAAACTTAGTACAGACGAATACGTTTTACCCGCTCACGTAGTTAAGTGGCATGGACTGAAGCATATACAGAGAATGCAATCTGAGGCTGAGATGGGCCTTATGTCTATGCACATGGAAGGATTGATCCACCATGTTGACCAAGAAGAACCCGATAGCAAAGGCGTTGAGGACGCCGAAGTTTCGGATGAAGATTATTCCGAACAAGAAGAAACCCCAAAGACACCCGAAACACAAGAAGATGTATCTTCAGAAGACATCTCTATAGAAATCGCCGCTGTAGAAGTGGATGATATGTTAGATGATATTGAGGGGGTAGAAGAATTATTCCCTGAAACATCTAAACTCCCCGGAATGGTGAAAAAGCAAAAAGTAGCCTTCCTTTAATTTAATTGGATACCCGATATGTCGGACCCATATGAGGAAATAATGGAACAAAAACAAAAATACACCCGCGCTCCAGAGCCAGAAGATAATCTAACCTACAGTCAAGAGGTTGGTCAAAATCAAGCTCCGGCTGAACAACTAGGTGCTGAAGAGGAAAGCTATAAGAAGCGATACCAAGATATTCAGCGTCATATTCAGACGGTACGTGATCAGAAAGATCAAGAGGTTTTAGCCGTAAAAGCGCAATTAGATGCTGCCACTAAAAAGCAAATTAGGTTTCCCAAGACTGATGAAGAAGTTGATGCTTGGAGTAAACGATATCCTGATGTTGCTAAAATTGTTGATACTATTGCCCGTAAAAGGGCCAATGAAGTATTGGCAGAAGGCGAGAAACGTCTGGAACAGGTTGAGAAGTTTGAGAGAAGCCTTACTAGGAAAGGTGCAGAGCAAGAGTTAATGAAACTCCACCCTGACTTTTCAGAAATACGGCGTAATCCAAAATTCCATGAGTGGGTAGCTATGCAGCCTTCTGCTATGCAAGATAGTGTGTATAAAAATAACACTGATGCTACGTGGGCGGCTCGTACCATTGACCTCTATAAAGCCGATATGAAGAATAGTAGGCAGGGTAGTAGGTCTGCTGCACAGGCAGTAGGACGAACAACCTCTTCTTCTCCAACCGCAACCAAACGGGCAACCTACTCAGAGAGTATGGTACAGAAGATGAGCGATGCTGAATTTGCAAAGAATGAGGATGCTATACAAGAGGCTATGCGTTCTGGTCAATTTGCATATGATATTTCCGGCGCTGCACGGTAAAAAAATTGAAGGGTACGGTTGACTAATAAAATACTTAGCTGTATCCTTCGGATGCGCCCATGAGGGTGCATATTATAGCACTTAACTATTGCAGTAATTACTATATTGTGTTATAATGAAACCATTAAATACCTAGAATGTAGGACACTACTAGTAGTATACCCCGCACTCTCAATCCCCAGATAATAACAAACCAGAAGTCTACCAGTAAGTTTAGACCCGCTTAGTCGTTACTCTAAATGAACTGACACTGATGTTTAATTGTCTGATCTAGCTGACTCTGCATAGTAGTAGAGTTAATTTAATAGCCATTTCATTCAAGGAGACAAACAATGGCATTTACAAAAGCATCGGGTTATACCAACCTGAACTCAGGTAACTTTTCACCAGTTATCTATTCCAAGAAGGTTCAAAAAGCCTTTAGAACAGCATCTGTAGTAGATGCAGTAACAAACACTGACTATAGCGGTGAAATCGCTAACTTCGGTGACTCTGTTAAAATCATCAAAGAGCCGGACATCACTATCACAGCATACGAACGTGGTACGGCACTGGCAACTCAAGCTTTGACAGACGCTGACTTCACAATGGTCGTAGATCAGGCAAACTACTTTCAGTTCGCCATTGATGACATCGAAGAAGCCCACAGTCACGTTTCGTTCCAAGATTTGGCATCTGATCGTGCAGGGTACAAACTGCGTGATACTTTTGATGCAGAAGTACTTGGTTACCTTTCTGGTTGGAAGACACCTACTAACTGGGCAAGAAATACAACAACCAACGGTACTAAAGCTAACAGCACTGCTGGTTCAGACGAACTTCTTGCAGCAAACAAACTTGATATCACAGACTTTGGTGGATCAGACCTTGGCGTAGCGGGTGAAGTTACTTCTATCCCAATAGCCGCTGGTGGTGGTGCAGGGGGTATTACTTCTCCTCTAGCTATTATGAACCGTATTGCCCGTCAAATGGACGTTGCCAATGTGGATACTGATGGTAGATGGATGGTTGTAGACCCCGTGTTTGCAGAAATCTTAATGGACGAGTCGAGCAAATTAATTTCTACAGACTTCGGTGGTGGAGAAGAAATGCGTAACGGTAAATTACCGGGTAAGATTCGTGGCTTTGATGTCTACAAGTCTAATAACCTTCCATACGAAGGCACAGGTGCTGGCGTTGCACTTGCAACAGGTTCCGAAACTAACTTCGGTGTGATGGTTGCTGGTCATGCGTCTGCTGTAGCAACAGCGGAGCAGATCGCTAAGACTGAGACTTTCCGTTCGCCAACAACCTTCGCAGATGTTGTGCGCGGGATGCAATTATATGGTCGCAAGATACTTCGCCCAGAGGCGTTGTTCACTGCTAACTATAACTTAGCATAAAGCTAACAAAGGGGCTGGTCAAGCACTGGCCCCTTACATTCTCTCTTTGAGGTTTATTTATGCCATCTACGTATCTAGAGCTATGTAATCTTACACTACGGCGTCTTAACGAAGTTGAGATACCAGAGGCAGACTTTCCTACAATA